CCCTTCAGGCATTTTTTCAGCCATTTGGTAAAAGATACTGCCGTACTCTATCAAGTTTAAACAATTCTGGCGGCAAAAGCTCATGTGGATACGGCTCAAGAATGTGATCACACCTTCCGAGCGGGTCAGTTCCACCGGCTTTCGCCTTGTAGGCGTCTAAATGCGCCAACATCTCGTCGCTGTTAGCCGGAGCTACAGAATTAGGGATGTCATCAAAGCAGTGTGAGAACGAAGTGACCTTGCGCTTCATCCTCGCAGCGTCGCCCATCCAGGAAAAATGCCAGCCTGCGTCGCAATCACCCAAAACGAGATCATTTGGGTTCTGTCGAATCTGCGAAGGAGTTTGGGACAGATGGTCGTACAGAACCACGGTGCCGCAAGTCCAGTTATTAGGGGCTTTTGAGTTATCGCCATTAGGATCTTTCACCCGCAGATCTGCGCGCCCGTAAAACATAGGCATAGAAAGGCGCACACAGCGCGAAGCATCGGCTTTCGCGAGCTCAACAGCTTCTAAAAGCTTTTCCGGTTTCGGGATTTCGTCAACGTCGCTGAAGAAAAACACTGAATCGGGCGGGCACATCCGCATCCCGACGCCCAGAGCATCCCTTTGCGCATACTCTCGCGACCAAGGAATACTGCATTCCTCAGGCGTGGGCAGCTCAACGTGGAGAACCTGAAGCTTATCTTCAGGTAAACCGAGTTCTTTAATGGTATCTACACAGGTAAACGGTTTCGGGTCCCCACGGAAGGTTCGATTACCGTCCGTGATAATAAAACCGTCGACTACATCTTTAAGAATATGGTACCTGAGCTCAAGAAGCTCCTTCTCGTCGAAGTATAAAAAACAGTCGAACAGCATTTAGCGCTTCGAGACTGTCAGCATACTACTGCTTAACTGCGGGATTGGTACCGCCTCCGGCCCTCACAACCATCGAACCGTTACTAGGGCGACGATTTTTAGCGGTTTGGATCAGCTCCCGCTTTAAAGTCTCGATGTCGTAGGAAGGACCTTCGTCTTGACCGTACGGTCCCGATTGCGGACCGACAGCACCGGACATGTACGCACCGTCATAATCAGCACCATAACGTGCGTCGGCCATACCGCCGCCTTGAATCCGAGCCTGCATATCGGAGGCACGCTCCATGTCGTTAAATGCGGCGCCGAAAAATTCACCGGCGCGACCGAAAGGGCTAGTGGGCTGCATTAAGACTCCTTGCGTTTGATGTACTCGGAAGCTTTTCGACGAGCTTCGCGAGCTTTTTCGGTATTAGGTACTTGAGTATTGACCGGTTTATTCCCTCGGGTCGCTTCTTTTTTCCGCTCATCAGTCGCCCGACGTTCTTCCGGACTGAGAGCAGCCCAAGCTGCACGGGGTAGATACCGCTCTGTTCGTCCTTTTTCGCGAGCTAAGTCAACCATACAGCTTACCCTTCATTAAAGCTTGATCCGTCAAAGCTTTTTTAATTAGCTCGTCTTTAGTGATATCAATCAGACCAGCCATAATAGTCTGCTGAGTAGGGGAGCTTAACCACGAAGCAAAGTCCCTCGACTCCGGCAACAGCTTTTCGCGAAAACTAGATCCTCCGGAAAGAGCGGTAATTAAATCCGAAGTGGAGAAAGCCATCAGTCTTTTTTAGATTTTTCGTATTCTTCGCGGGTTTGCCAATCCTCTTTAGACCAGCGAGAAAGGCGATTTTCCGAAGATTTTTTACCTTCGTAAGTGCCTCCCATATCTTTATAGTACTTAGTAGCAAGCTGCATGGCGCGAGCACTGTGCCCGCCAAGCTTTTTGCGGGCCTTGGCTTTCGCTGCAGCCCATTTAGCAGGGTCGCGTTTTTTAGCGATCTCAGCCATGATCAATAAAGAACGTAACAGTGCTCTATGGTGGAACTACCGCTAATCGACGTAATCGAGATAGGCAACAGTACGTCTGTGCGGATGTGAGCAAACGTAATAGGCTCTCTTGAGTCCGCAAGAACCACGACTAAGGTTTTATCGACGTTCTTGTTAGCGGTTTCGACGTAAATGCCGCGACACGCAGCGAAAGTAGCGTCAGTACCAGATGCGTTTACAAGAAAACCACTGGTATAAGGCAGCGTGGCTGTTTGACCGTATACGCCCCCAAAAGCTCTTACGTCCATGTTCAGTCCAATGTCTCTATCAGTTTAACCAAATATTCGACCGCTTTCTCTAAATCCTGTTTTCCGTTTTTTTGCTCCCAGCGCCAAAGATATTTTTGAATATTCCCCCACAAAAAACCGATATACTTTTCAGCGCCCATACTAGCGCGAATTACATCATAGCACTCTAGACCATTGCGTGAATAATAATTAGGTTTAACCGCATTGTTAGTTACGGAAGAAAATGGATTCATACAAATGGTATCCGGGCTCGATTTCTTGAAAAAACTATGTCTAGTTGACTGAGTTAAACCACCAAATGGTTCCTCCGTGTTGCTCCAAAAATCGTCGAAGTCTGTAGGCGTCGCTTCGGTAAAGTGTTTTTCGTTCATTTTTACCCGCGAAGTAATAACAGATGTGGACGTATTCGGAACCTCGCGGAACCACTTTAAATTACAAAACGAGCATCTCCTCAACGTATATTAAATCTTTTTCTTTCTCTTTAAATTGCTTTGAGTATTTGTCGTCATCGTGACGTATTAAACCAAACTTTAGGATCTCATAGTGATCGTGGTGCTTAGCAACAGGGACACAACGTCTATGCTCAAAATTAGCTGGCAAGTATTCGAACGCAAGACCCATTGAGCTACGATCTGCGATCGGCCAATTACGAATACCGGTTTTTACGTAGCTCTTTTCTGGATCAAAACTATCGGAACGAATATAGAGTTCTCCGTCATGCTGATCTAAGATCATGCCGCAGTAATAAGGACTGCCCAGCTGGATGAAAAAATCGACCTCAAAATCGACAACTAAAATTTTTGGAACAGTAAAACCAATATTGTGCCAAACATTCGGAGTCTCCTTTTTAAGGCTCCAGCGTTCGTAATTACCAATAGGAATCCGGCGCCCATCTAAGTTTTCGTAGAGCCCAAATCCCGGCTCAAGGCCATACCGACCCAAGACAGGCTTCCACTTAACAAAATAATCAAAATTATCTTTACGTATCAGAACATCATTTTCTTGATAAACGTAATAGTCAGCCACGCGATTCAAAATCGCTAAGGCTAGATCTGTCTTATGGGCCCAGGTCAAATACCAGCCCGCATAATCAGGCGAAGCAACCTTTACTTCAATCTTGATATTTTTAAATTGCTCTAGAACACTTTCGAATGTTTCAACATCATCTTGAGCTTCGTAGTTTACGTAAATATTTACACTTACATCGTGAGGGAATTTTTCATACTCGTTCAAAACATTGATTAAAGGATTTAAACGAGCAAGCGGATTGTGGGCGGTAATAGCGACCCAAAGTTTTTTAGACATTTCAATACTCAATGCTGAAGTTGCCTCGGCGCTGTAAAAACTGGATTAGCCAGGTGTAAGCATCCAGAAGGTCGTCGTGAGCCGTGGCGCCCACGTTGATCAACTGATCGAACAAAGCGTCGAATTTTCGGTATTTATTGAACACGATTTTCTTGTTTTCTAGCAAACCTAAAGTTCCCCGGAAGCGGGCAATTTTGTCTCCTCTGAAGCCCTTAACTTCATGAATATGTAAATTACCTAACTCCCGCTCATTTACAAGCACCCGACGAAGATCCGCAGCAAGCGACGCCTGATACGCCACGGATTCCACAACCAGAGTGATCGTGGAGTAGGTCGGCATAAACTGCCCGTCGTGCTGTGTGAGGATACCCCACTCCAACAGCATGTCGCAGAGTAGATCTATTTTCTCCAGATTTCCAATCGACCGGCATTGATGCGCATCGATGATGTAGTACTTATCCCCAAGACGCCCGCCGAGAACAAACGCCGTGTAGTCACTGGTTTCGTTTTTACTAGCGGAAAGGTCGATGCCGACGGCAAGCGAGTCAAACTCCGTAACGACCTCCCCTTTGACAAGCAGATCAGGAGAGACCACCAGATCGGAGGTCATCACCGGCTGCTGTTGGTACTGGAACGCAAAAGCCACGGGGTCGAGCTCTTTCTGACCGAGCAAATACTCAGCCGACCATTGTTCGGGCCAGTAACTAACGGGTTCTCCAACGTTGTCGTATGTAATCGCCTCCTGTGTCACCTGCTTCCAGCCTTTTTCCGGAACAAACATGGTCTTGTGGATATCCAGCGGGTGGAATCGCGTACCAAGGCAAATCGACCGTCCACCCTCAAAAACAATCGGGGCGATAACGGAAGACCAGTTGTTGTTCATCTCGTCCCTAATCGCGGGGTTTTTAATGTCCGCGCTGGATTTAATAGGGTCATCCACGATCACAAGGTGCGCACGCTTTGAGGTAATCGAACCTCTCAAGCCAGCTGCACGCAACGTAAATTCTTCGTCACCAACCCGAGGAATCCCGGCATAGTCAAAATCAATCGACCAGCCAATGTCAGACTGCATCCCAGACTTCAGCTGGACGCGGGGAAAAATCTTTCGAAATTCCGGGGAGTCAATAATTTGGCGAATGATGCGGCTCTTAGGAATAGCCGTCGCGATGTTGTACGAAACGTAAATAATCTGAAGCGGAAGCTTGGCTGTCGTGTGTCTGCCGATAATCCACGCGGTGAACATGTTGAGTCACGTGGACTTTGCCGAATTACTACTAACTACATAATCTTTAATTAAGAATCTTTCTTGTGTGTTTTTTACTTTTAAGCACATAACTTTTTGAGTACCCATCGAAACAATGTCTCGAATGGATCTA